CCTCCATTCCAAGTCGTTCAAGTTCACCCGTTGCCCGATTGATGCCTTCAGCAACACGGGTGATGGTTTCCATATAGCCTTCGCCGACTCTCTGGAAATCCTTGAACTCTGGCAGGGCTTTCATAGCCATCGTGTCAGACATGGCAGAGAATGCCGCTTCAATCTTTTTGGCAGCTTCTTCTGCGCTCAGGCCAGCAATGTCGATCTTGCCGATATTGACTTTGAACTTGGATAGACGCTTGGCGATTTCCTCATCAGTAACGCCAATGACCTTGCCAACTTCGTTAATGCCTTGAGCAATAGACCTGACCACCTCACCAAATGCCTTGGCAATCTTGTTGCTGTAATCGGTGATTAAGGTCTGACCTTTCTTAATGGTCACCCCAAGCATGGATGATTCAGTTTCGATCCGAGCGCCTACCTGACCTTTAAGCAATCCAGACTGGAGAACCCGGTTCAAATTTTGTGGGCCAATCAAAAATCCTGCTTGCTTCACAGCATCAGAACCAAACTGCGAGACAAGACCGCCAATCAATGGCTGAATGCTGGTTGCAATATCATCAGCGGCAGCGCCCAAGGCCGACTTAATATCCAGCAACGCCTGGAGCATATCGGCGCTGTAATTCAGGTCATTGCTAGAGTTCTCGGTCAGGATATCGAGAGACTTTGAAATGCTTTCCGATATTGCCATCGGATCGCCTTTGACCGTTCCCATGCCGGTCATGTCCGGTACAGGAGCCGCTGCCGCAGAACTGCCACCGCCGCCGCCGATAGCGATGCCAAGACCGGCCATCAATGCGATCCAAGCGGCTACGCGGGCAAAGGCAGAATAGGGGTCACCAGAAGAGCCTTGATTGGCCGCACCCTCAGCCGCTTTAGCCGAGGCTTTAGCCGTTGATTGCGTAATCTCTTTGGCAGTGTTAGCTGCTGACAAGATCCCCATCTGAGTCAGCATTTCGATGAACGAATTGAACAGCCCGCCCATCTGCTCCATCTGTTTGACGGTAGACATGACAGACTGCGCGACCTCAAAGGCGCGGAAGACTTTGACCGCAGTACCAAGGGCGTCATAGCCTTTGGTTCCTTGCTTGAAGAATCCCTGTGCGGCTTTGGTCATATCGCCGTACATTTTGATCTGCGCTCGGGATTGCTTCTGTGCCGAATCCTGGTTGATCTCGTCAATGCGCTTCTGATCACCTTCAGCTTTATCGACGGCTTCCTTACGGGCAATCTCAATAGTCGCGGCTTGCTTATCGTACTCAGCCAATGCAATCGACATACCGCCAATGGCCGCACCGACTTCACCAAATGCTTCTGCAAGTCCGGTTGCCATTTCCTTGGCGTACTCAAGATTCGAGGACATGATCTCCAACTGGCGCAGAGCTTCTTCTCTGACCAATGCCTCTTCGGCCTGCTGGCGGGCTTCTGCCAAAGATTGTTCTGCGTCTTGAATCTGGCCGATAGCATCCAGTTCGATTTGGGTGCGCTCTGCCCGCTTAACGGCTAGTTCCGTTTCGAGGTCAGCCTGCTTGGTGGTCAGTTCAAGCCGCTCGGCCTGCTTCAGCTTGTGCGCGTCAGCAGCGTCGATTTCGTGTTGAACGCCCGCCAACTTGACGTTGACTGTCTCGATTTCTTTATTGAGCGCGGCCTGACGAAGATCCGTTTCCTGGTTGATTGACTCAACAATTTTGGCCTGTGCTTCTTCAGCAATCGACAAGCGCATCGTTTCGCTTTTAGTAGCGCGGATCTTGAGTTCTGCAATGCCCCGAATCTGATCAGCCTCAATGTCATAACGTTTGCGGCTGTTGGCTGACATGGCCGCAAAAACTTTTTCTGAGTTTTCTGCGGCACTGATCTGCGCGGCGATCATGGCTTTAAACGCATCCAAAGCATCCTTGGCTTCCTTGGATGCTTGTTTGGCGCTGGTGCCGCCACCTACGCCTTTGGGCGTCAACTGCGGTTGCGTAGTCGGCTTGGTACGAGAAGGCGCGGCCAATTGATCAATCGGCACTTGGCCTTGAGCCATCTGCATCAATCGCGCAATCTCGGGATCGGCACCGGCAGCCGGTGCTTGACGGCCCGTAAAGGCAAGATAGGCATCTGACAAACCGTTGATCAGATCAATGTAATCTGCAATGACGCCGCGAGTACCGGCCATCGATTGCGCGATAACATTGATGACCGATGCCAGTGTCTCGCCTTTGCCTTCAACATTTCGCAGAGACTCAGCCAGATCCAGAATGACACCCGCTAAAGCAGCACTCGCGCCACTAGCATCATCGGCTTCGCCCACATATTGCGTGTAGGCATTGTTCAGAACCGACATCGCATTAGCGATGGTCGGCACACGCCGAGCCGCCAGGGCTTCAAACTCATCGCCCAGTTTGATCGTCGCGTCGATCAGCATTTCATTGCTGATGGCTTGCTTAGAAATCGCTTCTTTCAGCGAACCGTACTTGGCAATGATGTCCGGGAACTCACGCTGCAACCCGCGCCACAAGGCTTGGTTAGAGTCGATGATCGTGTTCATTTCTTCCATCTGGACCTTTGGTCCTGAGATGGCTTGCGCGAACTGCCTGAACGTCTCAGCGGCGTCTACGGTGTTGTTTCCGCTAATAAGCAGAGATGCACTGAGCGATTCAACGATCTTGGCCGTATCAGCCGTATTGCGCCCCAGAGAGGCCACAATCGGGTTGAATTTGGCATAAGCCGCAGCGACATCCGTGACGCTGGTGTAATACTTGTTGGCGATATTGAAGGAGTCTTCAAACGCCTTGTTCAGTTCCTGCTGGGAGTACGTTGCAATGTCCAGCTTGGACTTCATGTTGGTGTAGGCGTCAGCCGCTTCTATCGTGGCTCCGGCGGTATCGCGCATGAACCGAGCGATCTCGATGCCCACAAACAAAACAAACGCAGACCGAACATATTTGGCCGCATCACCGACTTTGCCTAGCGCGGCCTCGGTGATAGAAGATTGATTGGCAATTCGATTGAGTTCATTGGCGATGTCGGGCGGGACAACTTTCTTGCCGCCCATGCCGAGTTTTGCGCCGATGTTGGAGTTGTCGATAACCCCAGCGGCATCGCGGTATTCGTTTTTAAGATGTGCGATCGCTTTGGTAGCATCCGCGATGTCTTTCGCGGATGCTGATGCAGCCTTACCTGTCTTTTTAAGCGATCCTTCGGTTTTATCAGACGCTTCAGCTAATTTATCGAGATCCTTAGCGGCATTCTTGGCCTGGGTCGAATCGACTTTAATGTCAATGGAATACTCTTCAGCCATTTTTGCCTCGCTTTTTGATCTCGTCGGCCTGTACCGCCATGAATGCGGCATCCAGTGCCATCAACGCCTGAATTTCGATACTATCTGGTCTGACTCCTGTTAACTCTGACCAACAGACGATTTCATTATAGCTAATTGGGTTCACCCCAAAGCCATTGCTTGCTCTGGTTCGGGACAATTCGATAAACCAACCCCAGCAATAGCCCAGCGCCTCTGGAAATGGCAGGGAGCGGTACGCTTCCGGGATCTCGCCAGCACCTCTTGCAATTGCTTTGGCATGATTCCTGAGAGTCGAGCCATCAGATTGCAAAGAGTCCAGTTCAAATTCCCGCCTGCCATACGCCGCCAGATCCTTGATTAGCTCTGCGTAAAATTTGCCAGATTGTTCGACGCCTCAAAAATCTGTTCGCGAACTTCAGAGTTGTTTCGACAGAGTTTGATTGCCGCCTCTGGCGAATAAGGTTCCTTGATGTTGCGCCAGCCAACAACGCGAATGGCGGCTGCACCAATACCGAACTCTTCATCATCCTCGACCAGGCGCTCGACTTCTTTACCGCGCTTGGCGGCAATGGCTTCCTGCGTCCTGCGACGATTCAGATTTTTACGAATCCACTCCTGTACCTTTGGAGCCTGTGACCCAAGGACAGAAATAAACACACCTGTGGGGCGACCATCGCCACGCAGATACTCAAATTCAAAAGAATTCTCGGACGCCGACACCAGGTTCAAGTCATCCAGAGAAATTACGTCAATTTGTTCCTGTTTCATCTTCATTTTTCCTGTTGAAGTAAAAAATGGGGCGACACGGTGCCGCCCCATGTTATTCAGCCGCCAGTACGGGGGTTAGGCCGCTGAATCCTGCACCATGATGGTGGATGCGTAGTTAGCTACAGACGCACCACCAGCGGTGTTCTTGAGGGCAACAAACGGGAAGGTACGGGTCAGACCATTTTGACCGTCACCAACGTCTGCGCCACCGACCTTGACCCGAGACATCTGGAAGCTGATGAAGTCAGCCGCCTTGTCATTCGAGGTGGTCAGAACCACGTTTACAGAGACTTCAGTCTCGTCAATGAAGTAATCGCGGAAGGTTCCATCGGTGAAGTAAACCGTCATATTGCCGGTTACACCGACAGTGCCTTGGAATACGTCAGGACGGCTGTTAGAACCGACCACCGCATCTGCTGCTACGGTGTTGCCGTTAACATCGAAGTCGATGGAGGTGATTACAGCGACTGCGGTTCCAGCAACGAACAGAAGACCGTTTGCACCAGCAACTGCACCTGAAGTGCTGATCGCGCTGGGGCTGGTCAGTACCTGCGATGCACCCGTGGTAAGGCCAAGACCAACCAGCGGGAAGTTGACAGTAGCAAGACCGGTGGCCGGGATAGTTACTGCGCAGTTGGTGACATTTACATCGGTGAACAGTTCTGACTGCGAAATGTCATCGAACCAATGCTCAATCGTGTAGTAGTCGTGGGTCTGACTGGATTCGGGGACATAGGAAACCTTACCGGGGACCGCAACGGTGACACCCGTGACTGAGGTTGATTCATTCGCCAGTACTGCGCCATTCAACGGGCTAACAGTCAGCGTGGTAGCAGTAACCGCAGTAACCAAAAGGTTTTTGCCGATGTTGGCTGCAACCAGCGTACCGCCTGACAAACGAACGACCATGCCAGCTTTGATGCCAGAGGTCAGCGGGTTGCCGGTCTGGAACGTGATAACGCCAGTCGATGCTACCAGCGTGATTGCTGCGCTGGTCATGGATGAAACTGCCGTGAAATCCTGACGCAGTACGGAGGCCATCAGATCCTTGTAGGTTCCAGGCGATACTTCACCCGCGATAGAACCGGTGACTTGGCGGGGGCCATGACGGTAATCCGCGATCTGCTGGTCAGGGCGAATTTCTGCTGACTGGTATGCTTCCTTGGTCAGGTTGATGGTTGAACTGGTGCGGCGAAGCTGCTGACCACCAGAGCCAGATGCTGCTGAACCGAGTCCAGACTGTTTTTTGTAAGCAAGAATCTTGCTTACGCCTTGTGCAATGTTTGCCATTTGCGTCTACCTCTAAGGGAAAATGTCTGCCGAAAAATAGATCGTCACGGGAAGCCGATAACGATCACCGTCAATAATCGCCGGGGCGATAGTCGGGGTGCGATCAATCAGAACATCAGTGCCGCCTGACGATAGACCCAATCCACGCTGAAACTGATTACGAATCAGTTCAGCCCTTGCTGATGCTGCCTTAGGCCCTGTTCCCGGCGGGTAGCACAACAAAACCTGTAAAAAACCAATCACCCGGTACATCCCATCACCCAATGTGGGATTCTGCGTATCCGATACCGCAAGATTGACTTGCTGGTAGGGCGTTCCTGTCACCGGAGTATACGGGACGCTTTCCCATGCCGTTGCAATCGACGGGCTGATCGCGTTGAGCCGAGTTTCTAGCGCCGCTCTGATGTTAACGATGCTCATAATTTCATGCTACCGGCGACAGACTGAATGGCGATCCGTACCCATCCAGCAGGGGCTTGTCGAGGCGA